GCCCCTGTGTACCTGATAGACATCACCCTTTGGGGTGATCAGCCTTGAGTGAATGAAGTCAGACTTGAAACGATCCCAGACTAGCTCTTCGCCCTCATCCAAGTCGAGATGCGTCCTCGCGATTCCGAAGGCGTCATCGATGATCCTGGCACTCATACTGGCGTCAAATCCACTGACGTCAATCGAGTACACAAACTTGAACCGCGACTTGAATTCCTCTACTAGCGCTGCCTTCTCGACTCCTCGGAGACTAAATGAGAACGGCCTCTTTCTTTCCAGGCCCTTAAAGACCGGTTTTGAGAAGCGCGAACCCACAAGAGTCGTAACAAGCGACGCCATCCATACGAGCCTAGTTTTTGGACCAGCGTCCCCACGCTGAACACGACGACCAGCAGTGTAGGGGTGAAATCGCCCACCACCTCGCCAGATGTCCTCAGCCATGTGAACGGCCCGATCGAGGACCAGGTCGTTACTGCAGAAGAAAGGAGCCCCAGCGTAGTGAGAACGATGAATTTCCGTCTCCACCACACGAGCCAGGCTATAAGGCTTTCGCCCTCCAGCTTGACTACCCGCAACACTGAGCGCTGCAGAAACTGCGCTTCTGTAGGCCACGGTTTCGAAGGGTCCGACACCATTTTCCGAACGAGCATGAGCTCCTCGACCGGATAGTTCAGTTCCTTCGTCGCTACCGTCATCGCCAAAGCCATGACGTCCTCTGGGGCGAGGTCCCTCCACGACACTTCGGCCGTTGTAGGCTTGGAAGCCCATTCCGACGTCGGTCCTGAGGGTGCTATGAACTCGGGAATCCGGGCGCTGTCCTTTTCGGCAGCAACAAACTCCGGACCCAGGGATGGTAAAGTTGGTTCCTCTTCCGTTTGAGGCGGCATGAATTGGACAGCCAAACTTGGCGATCCCCTTCTCCACCCATTCAGAGTCGGTGACACTACGGTTGTCCTTCCCGTAGTCCAACTCAGTGTACAAGCTCGTTAGCCTGCGTTCCAAACCACGATCTACTGCAGGCTTACTAACCTGCTTGCTGAGATCCTTCTTGGCCCGAGCCCAAAACGGATTCGAGCTGCGATACTGACCGAGATACGTGACCCCGGCTCGCGACACCAAATTCGGGTTCTCCACCTGAAACTGGTCATTCGTAACATGAGCCATGGCGACCTTACCTTATGCCGGCTCCACCTTACGAGAGGAACGAATCGACCCTCAAGTCCCGTTATACGTTGGGCAACGATCCCGCGAAGGGAC